GATATATTAATATATCGGAGAATGAAATGGTAGAAGCATATGATTACTCAACTATTCAACTAATTCTTTTAAAGAATGCATCAAACGATTATTTGATTGCTGAAATTGAAGAAAGAGACGAATCACCCGAATGTCTTTTGACTAATGCTCGTTTAATTGACAAAGAAATATTTTGCGATCATTCTTATGAACCTTGCAGTGAACATATTCCGCCTAAACAAAGTATATTGATTAGTACATCAAAACAAGATAAAATGGGAATTGATGGTGTTCCTTATACCAGTACAATATATGAATATATTACTTTACAACCGTTTCCTTTTTATACAAAACAAAATCAAGTTTATCTCAGAGCAGATGACATTCTAACTCTTGCCGATCCTTCGTATGATTTGTTAGAATATTATAAAAAAACAGTGGGGTAATGAATGAAATTTTACACGAATATAACAACTGCTGGAAATCGTATTCTGGTTCGTGCTTATGAGAATGGTGAACGTATTAACTATCGTGTAAACTATAGTCCTAAACTTTATACATTATCAAAAAATCCAACCGATTATAAAAGTTTAGATGGGAGATACTTAAATGAAATATCTCCTGGTTCTATGAACGATTGTCGTGATTTTATCAAGACATATGAAGATGTGGAAGGTTTTGAGATACATGGGAATACAAAATACATTTATCAATACATTAATGAGATGTACAATGATGAAATACGTTTTGATAGTTCTCTTATAAGAACTTTTACCTTAGATATTGAAACAGCAGCAGAAAATGGATTTCCTAATATTGAAACTGCCGATCAAGAAATACTTTTAATATCTATTCTTGATAATTTTAGTAATCGCATTATGGTATGGGGTAGTTCTCCATATAATAATACCGACAAACAGGTTGATTATAATCATTGCGATGATGAAAGAAAACTTCTTATTTCATTTCTTCAATGGTGGCAAGAAAACTGTCCTGATGTTATTACTGGGTGGAATGTGCAGTTTTTCGATATGCCATATATTTGCAATAGAATGAATCGTATTCTAGGCGAAGAATACACCAGATTATTATCTCCTTGGAAATATATTAATACGCGTGAAGTTTTTGCCAAAGGAAGAAAACAAATCTCCAAAGAAATATCAGGTATTTCAATATTAGATTATCTTGATTTGTATAAAAAATTTACTTATACAAATCAAGAGTCTTATCGTTTGGATCATATTGCTTTTGTTGAACTCGGAGAAAAGAAATTAGATCACTCTGAGTTTGATACCTTTAAAGAGTTTTATAATGGAAATTGGCAGAAATTTGTCGTTTATAATATTCATGACGTTAGATTGGTAGGTAAGTTAGATGATAAGATGAAGTTGATGGAACTTGCCTTTACCATGTCATATGATGCTAAAATAAACTACGAAGATGTTTACTCTCAAATTCGTATGTGGGATAATATCATTTATGTGTATCTCTCTAAAGAGAATATCATCATTCCTCCTAAAAGAACCGAGGCGAAGAACAACAAATATGCAGGTGCTTTTGTAAAAGAACCCAAACCTGGTTTGTATGATTGGATTGTGAACTTTGATTTACAATCTCTATATCCACATTTAATAATGCAATACAACTTATCACCAGAAACTCTTCTTGAAAAAAGAAGTAATGTAACTGTTGATATGCTTATTGATAAAAAGTTTGATACATCCGAACTTGATGGAGAAAACTTATGTGCTAATGGAACGCATTACACAACAAAATTCAGAGGTTTTCTTCCTAAGTTAATGGAAAAGATTTATCAAGAAAGAACAATTTACAAAAAGAAAATGCTTGTTGCCAAACAAGAATATGAACGTAATCCAACTATAGAGTTGCAGAAAGAAATCTCACGTTGTAATAATATTCAAATGGCAAGAAAAATTCAACTGAATTCTGCCTATGGTGCAATTGGTAATGAACATTTTCGTTATTATAAGTTAGAAATTGCTGAGGCGATTACTATTTCTGGACAACTTTCTATTCGTTGGATCGAAAAGAAACTTAATTCATATCTTAATGGAGTTTTAAAAACAAATGACATTGACTATGTTATTGCTATTGATACCGATAGTGTAGTTGGAGATACAGTTGTATATGTAAATTCTGAAAAAAATAAAATCGAGGATTTATATGATAATGTTTGTAATACAAATAATTTAGTTTTACAGAGAGATTCTAATGATTATATTCATGATGTATCAAATTTGAATTTAACAACTAAATCTTTTGATGGCGAAAAAATTGTTGAAGACAAAATTGTCCATATTATGAAACATAAAGTTAGAAAAAAATTCTATAAAATTGAAGTTAATGGTAAAGAAGTTATCATAACAGAAGATCATTCGTTAATAGTGGAAAGAGAAGGAGTATTAATTTCTATTAAACCAAATGAAGTTATGGAAAATGACATTTTCATAAGTATTAATGATATAGGTGGTTATATTAGAACTATTTATAAGAATGATAAAAATGAAAACGAGAAATTATAAAACAAGATGAAAATAAAATTAAATTTATTGAATCTAAAGGATATAATGTTATAATTGTATGGGAATCAGAATATTTGAACGATCCTACAACTACTATTAATAAGGTAAAGGAATTTTTGAATGATAAAAATTGAATTTTTGGGAGAAATGGAATGTGATGTTTATGATTTGGAAACAGAAAGAACTAATAAATTTTTTGCTAATGACATATTGGTACATAATTCAGTTTATCTTAATATGGGTCCTTTTGTTGATGCTGTATACAAGGGAAGAAAGGAAACTACTGAAAACATTGTTTCGTTCCTTGATAAGGTCTGTAAAATGGAACTTAACAAGTATATTGAAGGTTCTTATCAAGAACTGGCAGACTACCTTAAAGCATACGATCAAATGATGATAATGAAACGCGAGAACATTGCTGAACGTGGTTTCTGGACAGGAAAAAAACGTTATGTTCTTAATGTTTGGGATAGCGAAGGAGTTCGATATTCTCAAGTAAAAATGAAAATAACGGGTATGGAAACTGCACGTTCTTCTACACCTGCTTATTTTAGAGATAAGTTATTAGAATCTTATAAGTATATTTTGAATAAAACTAATGATGAACTTATAGAATATATTAATACAATTAGAGAGGATATAAGAAAGCAAGATTACATCGACATCGCTTTTCCTCGTGGCGTAAATGGATTAAAAAAATATCACAATAGTGCTGATATTTATAGCAAAGGAACTCCCATTCAAGTTCGCGGTGCTCTTCTATATAATCATTATATCAAGAAAAAAAATCTTGAACATAAGTATCCATTGATACAAGAGGGAGAAAAGATTAAGTTTGTTTATTTAAAAACACCCAATCCAATTGGAGAAAACACTATTGCTTTTTTTCAACAACTTCCCAAAGAGTTAAATTTAGAAAAATACATTGATTACACAATGCAGTTTGAAAAGTCTTTCCTCGAACCATTGAAAAATGTATTGGATTGTATAGAATGGGAATATGAAAGACGTGGTTCATTAACAAGTTTCTTTTCATAGGAGTAAATATGAGTTTTTTTAAGTCGATTGTTAAAGAGTTGGATAATGAGTTTGCATCTCTTGTAGATGATGGTATATCAGCAGGTGATTGTGAAACATATGTAGATACAGGAAGTTATATTCTTAATGCACTTATTTCTGGTAGTATCTTTGGAGGATTACCATCAAATAAAATTACTGCTCTTGCCGGCGACTCAGGTACGGGCAAAACATTTTTTGCACTTTCAATCGTAAAACATTTTCTCGATTCGCAAAAAAATGGTGAAGTTATTTACTTTGAAACCGAATCTGCCATCTCGAAAAAAATGTTAGCAAGTCGTGATATTGATGTAAAACGTGTTGGTATGGTTCCTGTTTCTACCGTTCAAGAATTTAGAACACAGAGTATTAAAATTATCGATGAATATGTAAAATTGAAAAAAAATAACAGACCTCCTCTTTTGTTTGTATTGGATTCTTTAGGTATGTTATCTACTACAAAAGAAGTACAAGATGCTACAGAAGGAAAAGAAACTCGTGATATGACACGAGCACAAGTTATCAAATCAATCTTTCGTATTCTTTCTCTTAAACTTGGACAAGCAGGTATTCCTCTTATTGTAACCAACCATACATACGACTCTATTAATTCAATATACCCAACAAAAGAAATGGGAGGTGGAGCAGGTTTAAAATATTCTGCTTCTTCTATATTATTTTTATCCAAGAAAAAAGAAAAAGACGGAACAGAAGTTGTAGGTAATATAATTAAAGTTAAAGCACAAAAGTCTCGTTTCACTAAAGAAAACTCCGAAATAGAAACAAGATTATATTTTGACAGCAGAGGACTTGATAAGTATTATGGATTACTTGAGTTAGGAGAAAAATATAAAGTATTTGAAAAAATAGGAAATCGTGTTAAAATGGGAGAGAGTAATGTTTATCCCTCTGCTATTTACAAAAATCCAGAGAAATACTTTACTCCAGAAGTACTAAAAGTACTTGATGAAT